ACTGTGATCTGCATAGCACCTTGATCAGTAATACGCATAGTGACATCACCGCCTAGATTTAAGATGCTGATAACTTGAGTAACCGGCCATGCCCAATTGTGTTTAAATTTAACTTTGACATCGGGTTGAAATGTAAAACTACCTGCATGAGTACTGGCATCTCCAAAGAAGAAAATTAAGTTACCGTTTTCGGTTTTAACTTGGAATGTAGTTTCGTCACTGTGAGCATGGGCCTGTAATTTAAGTCGTTGAATACTGGCAACACTTGGCTGAAATTCTACATCCCAGTTAGCACCCTTAAACTTGGCAGTTTTTAATTTTTCATTAATAATTTCGGCCACCATAAATCGATAATCATTAACAAAGTCTCCAATGGTATTTTCAAAATGCAATCCAGTTGGGATCTCTTTGCCGTTACGTTGTTCTCTCACCACTGCAATTTTTGCATTTTCTTTGTACTCTGGATTTTTTAAATGCAATGCCAACTTGTCTAAATTAGGCATTCCGAATACACCTTCGAATTCGTCAACCAATTTATGTGTCTTTGCCTGCACTACTACTGATCGATCCTCAGCAATTGATTCAATGGTAGTTTCGCTTTCGCTGGTAATTTTAACTAGCGGCAAAAAGCCTAGACTATGAGTATGTGCTACGATGTCTTGTAAAATGTCTTTCATAATAATTCCTTTGTGTTAGTATATAGATTTTTTTGTTAGAAGTCAAATAATTTATTAAATGTATTTTTTTCTTCGGTGCTCTTGACGTCCCAGTTTAGAACACCGATAAGGTTATCTAATTTGTTGTCAATAATCGTCTGTTCCATTTCTTCGTGATCGAATGGTAGATCTTGAAACCATTTGGGCAATCTTAGTTCGTCTACAGGATATGCTACAGACGTATACTCTAACGGATTTGCTTTTAGTTTGCACACAATGACTTTTTGTCCATCTGTGATATTCATGGAATATTTGTCATCATACATGCGTTTAAGAGTGTTCCAGTTTAAACTAGCACGAACATGTCCTGGCATATTGGTCTTGCCTGCTTTTTCTTCTTTGCCTCGATATGCCGAAACATTGTTAGCACGTTTAGGCGAACCTTTTTCCCAACCAGGTCGAGCCTTGAAGTTAGTGCGGAATTCGGCAATGTGATCCAAAACTTCTTGTTCTGTTGTGCCAGTTAATACTTTTTCCAAAACATCGCTTAGAAAATTTTGAATAAATTCAGGAGTATCTGATCGTTTCAAATCTAAACCCATGGCTTTGATCTTACCGGGCTTGCCGTCGACATCTGTTCGTTTTCCTTCTTTATCGTAATACAGTACTGCATATCTCTTTTTAGTAATAAACAGTCCTTTTGATGCAACAATTTCTCGACCTGCTTTGATAACCTCTCCGCGAGATTTAGGACAATGAAATGTGTCTAACATAAACTGCGGAAACGTTGCATTTACTTCATCTGCAATTTGATCATACAAATTAACAACAGTTTCTTTAGTCCACGGAATAAGACCTTTATCGATGTCTCTTTGTAAGGTTTTGTAAGCAGAAAAATAACAACTGTCAGTGTCGCCATAGATAACTGCTTTGCCCACGTGGTTATATTCTCCAGTGATAATTTCGTTGACTTTGCCGGCCATGTGTTTGGCAATTTGTCTGCCAACTAGTGTAGTACTTTGTCCAATGCGTTTATCAAAGAATCGGCAACCAGGATTCAAAATAGCACCATACAAACTGTTCAAGTTAATTTTCTTAACCAACTGACGTTTGTCCCAGTATTCTTCTTCAACTTTGTTACCTGCTTTAATACTGTCTTTAAGTTTGGCCTGCATTTCCTTACGTTCAGCATACCAACGTTTTAACAATCCAGGAATAATACCTTCTTTCTCATAGGTAAAGATAGTACCATTGGCACTTAGCATCCAGGGCTGATTGCTTTCATAAATCAAATGATACACTTCGGCAGCACTTAAAACATCCTTGTCGCCATTTTCCCAATCGATAGTAATGTCGAACGCTTTGTCTTGACGCATCACTGCATCATACTCCATACTGCCAAACATACCTTCCCACGCTGCCGCAAACGATTTTTTCTTAAGCGTGGTTTGCTCATTGATATATTCTTGAGTTTGTACCGGACGTAGTTGTCCCACAATGGTTTCTGGGCCCATGTTTAACGCACGAATCGCCGACGGATACAGACTGTTAATGTCTAACGATCCTACCCAATCTTGCAATCCTTCTTTAGGATATGCAACATATGCACCAGCGGCAGCAGTGTCTTCAAGTTCATCGCGTTTTATTCTGTTGGGAACTTGGAAGCCTCTGCGATGACACTCATTGATAATGGCCTGTTCAGTAACAGCCACAGCACCCATTGTGGTCTGTAACAACACAGTACATTCATGTGCTAGTTTATTACTCAAGTCGATAAACTTCAATTTCTTATCTAGTTTATCTAACAATGCACAGTCTTGACGGTTGTATTCTATAAATTTTCGGAAATCATTCTTGTATAATTGATCAAGAGTACCTTCGTAAACTGTCTTGGTCTCCCCTACCTCCATCTCACCGATGGCATCCAGTCGATAGGTATGTCGTTCTTCATAGGTGTATTTGCGATACAGTTCGAGACTGTCTAAATGCACCCGTCCGTGAATGTCGTAAGTGATGGCTGATTTACCATACTTTTCATATTCACGTTTTTTGGGATATTGGTCCCAAAGACAAAGTCTGCGAGTATCATCCTTGCTGAGCACTTTGGTAATGCGATTTACAGTGTAAGGCATATCAAAGCCTTCGCTGTTCCAACCACTTAAGATATCTGCATCTTGAATCAAATTTAAGAAGGTATCTAATATGTCTGCTTCGTTGTCAAAGATGTGTGTGTTGGGAATATCCTTGACCAATTGTTGCGCCTGTTCAACTGACATGCCCTTGGGAGGCATAGCCAAACAGACCAGTGTGTCTAACCATTGTAGGTGAACAGCGATAGCAGTGATTGGCATGAATGCATCTTCGGGCGAAGCATAGCCACGTTCTGGATCAAAGTCCACCTCAATATCCCAAAACGCCACATTGAGTTTGGGAGCCTCGGCGTTTAGATAATTTTCACTTAACGTTGAAAAGATTGGATTAATATCTGCTTCGTAAAGTTTTTTGTTGCTGTGAATAGCAAGTTCTTTACGGAAATCTTTACTGTTTTTAGATACCACTCGTGACAATGGTTCTCCAAAAATACTTTGATATTTGCCCTTGGGGTCTTGATGATAAAACGTGTAGCGAACTGGATATTCTTTAAATATCCGTTTACCTTCGTTACTACGTTCAACTATCTTGATGATATCAGCATCACGCTGAAAAAATGCGTCTACATACAAATTGTTTTCTCCTATGCAATTTATGGCTTGCAAATACCTACAATGCGGATTATGGCCACGCCTGCCATTACTTTTTATTTAGTGTATAGTTAGGCATGAATTTTATTTTCTTTTAATGCTTGCATGAATGTTTTAAAGATATGAATACCTTCGTCGGCAGCAACACCGCCGTCTCCATTTACATAAGCACGAGCTTGCTGGAATTTGGCTTCCCATCCGTTTTGGTCACATAATTCTGTAAAAGTATTTCTAAAATTATCAGTATTATGTTTTCCACCATGCCAGATGTCGACCCAGAATCGGCCATTCTTATAAGGAACAATACCAACGTTCATAGAACTAGCACCTAATTTAATATGGCTAGCATATCGCCCAGTTACATTAGTAAATAATCCAGGATTATTATTTGCAAGATCTTGCAATAAACTTACTTTTTGAGGATCTGGTTCTGTTCGAGTTCTTACATTTGAAGTGTATTCAATATCACTTCCTCTTATTAGTGGAACAAAATCAACGAATGGTTTTTCGTCGCCGTAGATAAGTGTTTTGAGCAATGTGATACTAAAGTTATGATCAGTATTAAGAGACCTTACAAAACTCATGATATACTCATCGGCATCTTCGGATAAAATTACACCTTGTTCGCATCCCTTGTCCCACATATAGTACATGATTTTACTAGCATGCACAGAGTCTAACCAGCCGGTAGCATCCTGGCTTTCGATTACTAGTAGAACATTGCCTTCTGCATCTTGAACTGTTAAATCTACACGTTTCGAATCTGCAGTCGGATCTTCCGGTTTAACAGTATATCCGTCTTCGATGGCAAGATTTAATGCATCTAATAATCTTTGCTGAGTGGCCAAATCTTCACTAATAAATTTAGTAAAAGGAACTTCTCCGCCAAATGAGGTTTTAATGCTTGAACGTCTCATCAAAATACCATCCTTATTAATCCAACAGTGTCTATGGTAGTCAGCAGACAATAGTTAGCCAGCATACCAAAAGATTTCCTAGTCCAAGCAGCCCAAGCATACATAGCACAGCCAAGAATCCAAAGGGGATAAAGAGTAAGAAGCGGTGGCGTGGGGACTGTGAGCGCCATAGTAATACTGCAACCAATACTAATAGCCCAAGCAAGAAGTTCAACAATAAAGCGAATTCTGTTAGACTTAAAGTCATCTCGTATCCAATCAAATGTTGGTTTTAATAGTTCATTCATCTTTGGGTAAGCGTCCGGTGACACCTAAAATCATTTCAATATCGTTCCATGCTTGTTCATGTTCTTTCCAATTGTCCTTGTGTGCAATGGTAATGGCTTTGTTAATAACACTGGGTTTAACTTCTAATTCTTCGGCTACTGCTTTGACAGTTTCTCTAAGCCCTTCTTTGAGGTCTTCAACTTCACGCAAGATGTTTTGGCCTTCGTTAATTAAACGTTCCAATTTGGCTTTTTCTTCGGGTCCATAAATTCTAGTTGACATAATTACTCCTTGATGTTATAGTATACACTACTTAGTAACTCTGTGTCAACATCAAACATGAAAAACTTACTTGCTTTTGTTTTAATTTTTAGCCAAAGTGTCTATGCCCAGCATTGGGATGATCCCAATAGAAAATTCGACATGAACAAAAATACTCACGAGGAAATGTCGATCACAGTAAAATCCGTGCCCAATGTTCAACAAGCATGTGAAACAGAAAGTCGTCGACGATTGGGCAAATCATTCGGATTTGCAGTTAATGCATGTAGTTTTTGGGATGGCAATCGTTGTGTAATCATTGTGCCTCAAAGAGTCAGCATGCACACATTAGGACATGAATTATTGCACTGTTATCAAGGTAACTGGCATTAAAAAACCGCCTTAAGGGCGGTTTTTGTTTATAGACCTGCTAAAGATTTTATTCTTTGTAACATTGATTCGGCAGCAGGGG